TGAGTAACTAGAATAGTATCAGGTTCTTATACTTCTGCAACTAGTACAAACATTGAAAGTGGAATTGAAGGAACAACTTTAGTTGATTTAACTAATGCTGCTGCCTTTAATGCAACTGGTAGTTCTTTAGGAACACTTGTTGTTAGTGCCTCTAATGCTGTTAATGTTACGGCTTCTATAGTTTTATCAACTACAGAAAGTTTTTCCTCAGCCACAGTTACTGCAGCTGTTGGAACTTTTAATGTAGGAAATACAGTAGTATTTACTTCACAATCATTAGGAGCAACTAAAGGGGGTGGTACTGATTTAACATTTACATTAGTAGATGCTGATATAGCAAATGAAAATGTATTTACCCTAGAAACTTTAACAGAAGGAGTAATAGCAAATAGTGGAACAACTACTGGAGCAAATGGAACATTAAGTAATGGTACTAAAGATAATTTAAGGTGGGAAATAGTACAACCAAATACGGCAACAGGTACCTTTAGTTTATTAATTAGAAGAGGTGATGATACACAAACTTCAAAAACAGTATTAGAAACTTGGACAGATTTATCATTAGATCCAAATGCTTCAAATTATATTGAAAAAGTAATAGGTAATTCTAAACAAGTAGTAGCTAATGATGGTTTAGATTATTATATTAAAAATGAAGGAACCTATAATACTTTAAGTCAATTTGTAAGAGTAAAATCAGTTGATAAAAAAACATTAAACTATTTTGATAATAATGGAAGTGCTAAAACTCAATTTACAGGTTCAATTCCTTTAGCAGGGTCTGGTTCATTCACAGGAGCTACAGGAGCCCCTTTTGTAGGAAGAGCAGGACAATTTTATGAAAATATAGATGGAACTGATACTCAGGGATTAATAGCAGGTAATTATTCGGATTCTATAAATTTATTATCTAATAAAGATTTATTTAATTACAATATTATTACAGCTCCAGGTTTAACAAGACAAAACCATTCTTCACCTTTAACAACATTAGTAAATAATGCCCAAACTAGAGGTGATAATTTAGCTGTAATAGATTTAAGAGAATATAATTCAAATTTAGCTCAAGTAACAGCAGGAGCTTCAGGAGTAGATTCTTCATATGCTGCAGCATATTGGCCTTGGTTACAAACATTAGACCCAGATACAGGACAACAAGTTTGGGTACCAGCTTCAACAATGATACCGGGAGTGTATGCATTTAATGATAGAGCAGGAGAAGCTTGGTTTGCCCCAGCTGGACTAAATAGAGGAGGATTATCACAAGTGCTAAGAACAGAAAGAGCTTTAACAAATGGTAATAGAGATACTTTATATTCTAATAATGTTAACCCAATAGCTACATTCCCAAATACAGGAGTAGTAGTATTTGGACAAAAAACACTACAGAAAAAAGCAAGTGCTTTAGATAGAGTAAACGTTAGAAGATTATTAATAGCTCTTAAATCATTTATTTCTCAAATAGCAGATAATTTAGTATTTGAACAAAACACAGTTGCTACTAGAAATACTTTCTTAAGCCAGGTTAATCCTTACATGGAAAGTGTACAACAAAGACAAGGATTATATGCCTTTAAAGTAGTAATGGATGATAGCAATAACACACCAGATGTTATAGATAGAAATCAGTTAATAGGTCAAATCTATATTCAACCAACTAGAACAGCTGAATTTATATACCTAGACTTTAATATTCAACCAACAGGAGCTACATTTGATGCTGCAAGTGGTGGAGCAGGGTATTAAAAATTAAAAAATTAGATATTTATAACAAGAAATAAATTAGAATAACATGCCAGTATTAGATCCAAACGAAATATTTTTTACCGCTTTTGAACCAAAGCAGGCTAACAGGTTTATCCTTTATATGGACGGCGTTCCAAGCTTTATAGTTAAAGGAGTAAGTGCTGTTTCCTTAACACAAGGTGAAGTAGTATTAAATCACATGAATGTATTAAGAAAAGTAAAAGGTAAATCCGTATGGAATGATATTACCATGACATTATTTGATCCAATTACACCTTCAGGTGCTCAAGCAGTAATGGAATGGGTAAGATTACATCATGAATCAGTTACTGGTAGAGATGGTTATTCAGATTTCTATAAAAAAGATTTAACTTTAGATGTTTTAGGACCAGTAGGTGATATAGTTTCAGAATGGATTATAAAAGGTGCTTTTGTTAAAGAAGCTACATTTGGAGATTATAACTGGGATACTGAAAATGAAGCAAAACAAATAGAAGTAACACTAGGGGTTGACTACTGTGTATTAAATTTCTAAAAAGAAATACATATTTTTTAAGAGAGAGTTTGGCTATGTCAAGCTCTTTTTTTATATTGGTATTTATAATAAAGTTTTATAAATTAAGATTATGGCAGAATTTAAATTCCCTACTGAAGAAGTAGAATTACCCTCAAAAGGTTTATTATACTCAGAAGATAGTCCTTTATCTAGTGGTAAAATAGAAATAAAATATATGACCGCTAAGGAAGAAGATATTTTAACTAATCAAGCATACATTCAAAAAGGCAATGTTTTAGATAAATTAATAGAATCTTTAATAGTAAATAAAGATATTAATTATAAAGATTTAATTGTTGGGGATAAAAATGCTGTTATGGTAGCAGCTCGTGTATTAGGATACGGAAAAAACTATAGTTTTGAATATAAAGGAGAAGAACAAACCGTAGATTTATCTAGTTTAGAAAATAAAAAATTTAATGAGTCTAGTATTATCAAAGGTAAAAATGAATTTTCTTTTAAATTACCTCATACAGGAACCGAGGTTATGTATAAAATTTTAGATGGTCATGATGAACATAAAATAGAACAGGAAATTAAAGGTGTTAAAAAGATAAATAAAAATGCTTCACCTGAATTATCTACTAGATTAAAACACATGATTTTATCTGTAAATGGAGACACAGAAAGAAAAACAGTTAGAGAATTTGTAGATAATTATTTATTAGCTATAGATTCAAGAGCTTTAAGAGAACATATTAGAGATACTCAACCAGATATAGATCTAACAGTAGAGTTAGATAGTGAAGAGGAGGTCACAATCCCAATAGGGATTAACTTTTTTTGGCCTGACGCTTGAAATAGCCCCTGAAGTTAGATTAAATTTATTTAAACAAATTCACCAAATAATATTTCATGGTAAAGGTGGATATGATTGGCATACTGTTTATGGGATGCCTATATGGCTAAGAAAATTTACACTAAAAGAAATTTCTGATTTTTACGAAGAAGAGAAAAAACAATACGAAAAAGCTCAAGGTAAAGGAAAAACTACTGTAATGGATTCTTCTGGTAAAGTAAATCCATCAAATTTGCCTCAATTTTCAAAAGGTTCAAAACCACGAACATCGTATAAATAATCAATTTTTTTGATATTTATAATAAATAATAATTTATGGCCTCTTTTGAAAAATTAAAAGAAGAATTAGAAGACCTTAGAAGACAATATCAGGAAATAACGGGGGAACCTGCTGCTCTTTTTGATATTAAAAATATACAGGATGTAAATAGAGCTATTAAAATTTTAAATGAGAGTATTGATAGTGCTCGTGAAAAAGCAGCAAGATTAGAAGGAGGATTTGCGGGAATATACTCGGAATTAAATGCTATTATAGGAGAACTTAAAAAATCTAACCAACCTTTAAATTTAGCAACAAAAGCTTTATCTAAAATTCAGGGCATAGCTCAAAAATTAAAAATAGATGAGGCAGATATTGTAAAATTAAATAAAAAACAATTAGAAAGTTTATCATCTAATTTAGAAATCCAAAAAGACGAATTAATAGCACAGGCTGAAAAATTAAAAGGGGAAAAAGATCTTAGCAAATATACCCCTGAAGAATTAGAAAAACGAGATGCAATACTAAAGGGATTAAGGGCAGAATTTAAAGCTATACAAGACACAAATGATTTATTAGATAAAAGAATAAAAAAGGAAGAAAGAATTGAAGAATTAATGGGCCTAGCAGGAGCGACTATTAAAGGTATTAGGGACACATTAAATAAGATTGGATTAGGGGGATTAGCAGATAAATTAGGTGTAGAAAAGGCTGAAGAGGAGATGAGAAAAACAGCCGAAGGTATAGATAAAGGAACCATAAATGCCGGAAAATTAGGAGGTAAATTTACAGTTTTAGCTGCAGGGATAAAATCTATGGGAAAATCTTTTATAAAAAATCTAAAGGATCCTTTATCTTTTATAATTTTTATGGTAAAAAACTTAAAAGAAGCTTTTATGTCTGCGGACAAAGCAACTGGAGATTTAGCTAAAAATATGAATATAACTTTTACTGAAGCTTCTAAAGTAAGAGGAGAACTTACAGCTTTTGCAGCTGCATCACTTGATACTTTCCTTAACACTAGAGCTTTACAAGAATCTTTAATGTCTATAAATCAATCATTAGGAACCAGTGTAATGTTTGCTGATCAAGATGTTGCAGCTTTTACAAAATTAAGAGAACAAGCGGGGCTAACTAATGAACAAATAATGGGGACTTATAAATTAAGTCTTTTAAATGGAAAATTACTAGAAGATAATACTTCAGAATTTTTAGCTCAAGCTAAAATTACAGGATTTAATAATAAAGTTTTATTAAATGATAAAGAATTATTAAAAGATATAAGTAAAACAAGTGCAGCTACACAATTATCTTTAAGTGGAAGTGCAAAGGCATTAGGAGAAGCTTTAGCAACAGCTAAATCTTTAGGGATGACAATGGACCAAATAGAATCATCTTCTGAAGCTTTATTAAATTTTGAGTCTTCTATTACTAATGAATTAAAAGCCGAATTACTATTAG